TACCCCGAATACATAGAGCGATACGGCAAAAAGGCCATTGCGGTTACTGAATTAACAAAGGTTTTACCCGTCGAAGAGACAGCGATTTACCATATTTTAGGGAATCACGCTGCTTATTTCCTACCAAATAAGTTCGATTTTTAGGGCTTAAAAAAAATAATTTACATTTTTATGAAAGTTTTTTGGTAAAATGTTTTGTTTTTAAATAACTAGTTCTATCTTTGTATCAAGATAAATGAAAGGAATTATTTAAACACATAAAAAACTACGATTATGAAACGCCAAACAGTTAAAATATTAGGTCAAACAGTTACAGTTGGTACTAAATTACACGCAAAATTAGTACAACAAGTAAAACAATTTAACGACCTTTCTACATACGAAACAAATTAACCAGCCTACGGGGTGCAGTATCCGATCAACTGCAATTTTTTAAAACTTAAAAACCTTATTTCTATGTTTGCATTCGTAGAGCTGACAGACACGACACAAAAGCCCTATCGCAGCGTTTTAACCTTTGTTAAGGTTGTAGAGCTATCGCACGAAAAAAGTTTAAATAAGAGGGCGGTAATTGAGTACACGTCCAAAGGCGAAAACCTTCGACATTACATCACTAGAGACAGACTGATCGCTCCAAATATTGTACATAGCGAAGTGACTTATTATTCTTATCACTCGGGCTTTGAATATCGGGTTGACGTAAGAGCAGACTTTTTTAAGCATCCAGAAGAGCACTATGTAAATATGTTGACAAAATATGTCATTACCGAGCTTAAAGTTAACGGCAAAAAGATGAAAGATGTCGCAGCGGTTGCCGAGTTTATGAAAGCCGACAGATACGAACTCGAAAGACAAATATTAGCAAGGTTGGTAGATTATGCCGACGAGCTACCTTTTTAATCATTTTATCAATTTTAAAAACCTTATTTTATGAAAACTTTATTTTTGATTTTAGCGCTTTCAGTTAGCGCAATGGCTCAGCAGCAAGACACTTTTTACTGCATCCAGATTATGAGCACAAAGACTCCGCATTACATTCGTGCAGAACACCTCGCAATGTGTACCTTTGACTCGGCAAAAGTTGAGCAGCAGGGCGAATATTACAGGATCCTATTTGTGTACGAAACGGAGGAGGAGGCCGACTATATGATAGCTACCTGGCAGAGGGCACATAAAGATGCTTTCATCTGTACGCGGACCAAACAAGAGGTTGACGAGCTCAAAAACTTTGTTCCAAAGTCATGAGGGACATATTAGCGGTAATAGTTTTGTCAATCTTGGCTTACCAACTATTACGCTGCGAGATGAAGCAGGAATACAAAGCACCAGAGCAGCCTTTTAACGGTGCTGATACGCTGAAAATCTTTTTTGTTGACGACAGTATAACGGAAATAAAACCTTTGAAATGACCAGCCATGAAATACACAATCCTATTCATTGCAGCTGTTATTATTGAAATCGCATCGACATTTTACATTAGCGCGGTTTCGGATAGAGAACTTATGCCAATGGTTTTTTGGGCGTTTGTAGGGCCTTTCTTGGGCTTACCTTTCCTTGCCTATCAGATAGAAGCAAAGAACAACTGGCAGCGCGCAAAATTAGCTTTGTGCTATGGTTTAGGCTATGCACTTGGAGCAGCTTTGGTAAACATTTTTTTATAATTCAATACCTTATTTATGAAATCGACAATCTTAATCTTGACAATTTTACTCTTTTGCTCGGCAACCTTTCCAGCCCTGAAGAGACAGCCAGCTCCGCAGCACATCGAGCGATACATTAAAAAGTATTTGAAGACTGCAAGGAAGGAAGCGGAACTTTACAATATACCTGCCAGCATCACATTGGCTCAGGGTATAATCGAAAGCAACTGCGGACGATCAAGTTTGGCCCGAAAGCATAACAACCACTTTGGGGTGAAATGGCATCGAGGGCGAAAAGAAAAGTTTGCAGTTTACCGGGACGACACTCCGACTGATCGCTTCGTTGTTTATCGCTCCGCTTGGTGGTCATATAGAGATCACTCCAGACTACTAACTTCAAAGCATTACAGGCACTTGACAAAGCTAAAAAGGACTGATTATAAAAACTGGGCTCGGGGTTTAAAAAAGTGCGGATATGCAACAGCTCCAAAGTATGCAGAAATTTTAATCTCAGTAATTGAAAAATATGAGCTTTGGCGCTACGATCTGAAATAAAGATTTATATTTGTGTTTGTGTTATAATTCCATTGGTTTTTTAAGTTTGGCCGTTACTCTGCAGGGGGTAGCGGTTTTTTTATTTATCGTTTTTTTTTGAGTAAATGGCTTTTTATCTTTGTGTAAAATCTATAAAGATGTTTGAATTAAATATTTTTGGAGTTATTGGTGGCAAAGATACGGAGACGAAAGACTCAGTAAAAAAAGCCCTTAACGATGCAGGCGGTCAGGACGTGCTTATCAATATATCGAGTTCGGGAGGTTCTATTATCGAGGGTATGGCAATCTCTGAAATGATTGCTTTATATGCTGGCAAAACAACAACTAGAGGCATCGGGATTGTTGCCAGTGCTGCAACAATTATCTTAATGGCAGGAAAGAGGAAAGAAATGACAAAGAACTCTTTCTTTATGATGCATAACAGCTGGGGCGGTGTTGAAGGGAACGCTATGGAACTTGAAAAGACTATCGAGCTGTTGAAAATGTTTGACGATCAGATGGCCCAAATTTATACTGCTCAGCTCGAAAGCAAAGGCAAGTTAATCGGAGGCAGTAAAGAGAAAACACTCGAGGAAGTAAAAAGAATGATGACTGCGGAGACGTGGTTTACTGCAGAGGAAGCGCTAGAAATGGGCTTTATTGATATGATCGTCGAAGAGAAAAAAGAAGAACAAACTATATACGAGGAGACCTACGCAATGATAAGAGCGGAGGCAAGATTTAAAAATATTCCAAATAAAATTAAAAACAGTATGCAAGTAGAAAAAAAGACTTTTCTCCAGCAACTCGCTCAAATGTTTGGTTTTAAGGCAGAAATCACTGAGAACGAAGTCGACGAGGCTCACGTTGCTGAGGACAAAGCCGAAGAGCCAGCCGTTGTAGTGAAAGAGGAAGTAAAGAGCGACGATAAAGCCGAACTAGAGGCCAAAATCGATGCTTTAGACAAACAGCTCGAGGAAAAACAATTGAAACTCGAAGCTTTGGAAGCTGAAATTTTAGCAAAAATGAGCTATAAAAGCGACGTAAAAGCGGAAAAAACTGCGGAGATTGGTTTCACTCAAGACCAGATCGTACAGGCTTCAAAATTCATTAACTCACTCATCAAAAACTAAAATAAATGTCATTCAATAAAGAAAACTTTTTTCAAGAGGGGAACTCTGAGGAGTTCTTTTTCGCTCGCACAAATCCTTTGGCCAATGCTGCTAATGCTGAGATACTAAAAATTGAGGATTGCGGAGGTTGCTGCGATCTTCAATTGGTCTTTAGCGCTGCGACTACATCAAGCGTTACTACTTTCACGTTTAGCGCACCGACAAGCGGCTATGATACAAAGTATATCAAAGTTCAAATAACAGACGGAGCAGGTAATTTTGTAACTGGCGTTGACACGGGTACCGTTTCAAGTATTGCAATAAATGTATCTACATTAACTGGCAGCAATTGGTCTGTAATTATCGAAATTGCAACGGGGGAACTTGATATTCTTAATTGCGATTGCACAAAGAAATTTAGCTTTGCTTATGATGGCGAAACTTTGGCAATTGATACTACAACTTTAGGCTCACAGGCTTTAAGATTGTTACAAGCTGACAATTCAACAATAGTTGCCGACAATGGTAATTATTCAATTGGTAGTTTTACCTCAGGTGGAACGACTGAGCCTTTCACGGTTTATGTTAGAAATGTAGGCAATCAGGTTTTGACTGTTTCGTCTGTATCTTTTTTAGCAGATGTTGCTTCCTTTGCTTTAGCGCCTTTTTCTGGTGTTATTTATCCAAATCAGTCTATTGCTTATAGTGGAACAGTTGACACTTCTGGCGCTGCTGGTGCTTACGGTGGAGCAATAACAATAAACAGTAATGACCCGTTAAATGCTGCTTATTATATAAACATTCTTTTTACTTTAGTATAATTTATTAACTAACAAATCAAATTTTAAATATAATGGCAACATTTGAAGCAGGCCAATTCCGTATTGGATTAGTTGGCACTCAGGCTCAGGAAATGCTTTTTAAACCAGTATTTTTTGATGCAGAAATAGAAGATATTTTCGAGACAATGGTCCTCGTAAATAATAAGCAACAAATTGGCTACGTGGGCGTAATGGAGGACATTATGCAACTGTCAGGCGGTTGCGGTTGGACTCCAAAAGGTGCACTCGGATTGTTCGAAAGATGCATCGAAGTTGACGAAATCAAGGTTAATCTTGAACTTTGCTACGATGAATTTGTAGGTACTGTTTATAAGCAAAAGCTTAAAGCAGGTACTCAGAGCAGCAACTTGGAAGGCACTATCTTTATGCAAATTTTGATGACCAGAATGGTGCAGGCCCTTCGTAAGCAAATGTTAAAGGTTGCTTTCTTTGGTAACAAGGCAAGCGTTGACGATGCAGTGAACATCACCGACGGTATGTGGTCCGTTTATATTCCGCAGTTGGTAGCTAACAACTTGATTCCTTACATCAATTCTAATAGCGGTACTCCGCTCGGCGCTGGTGATGGTATCGACTTGCTTACAGCGGTTTGGGAGAATAGCACTAATGTACTTTCAGCGGTACCGGAAGCTCAAAAGGTATTCTTAGTATCTGCTAATGTTTACAGACAGTACCTGCAGGATCTGCAAAATAATGGTGTAAGCTCAGCCGCTCACTTGACTTTGTTGACTGATGGCGCTCAGCGTTTGTCCTTCAACGGTATCGAAGTAAAACCAATGTATGACTGGCAGCAATACGCGGATAGCTATTTGAATGTGCAGGATGCTAACTTTGTACTTTACACAGAAAGAACAAACTTCGTTTTGGGTACTGACATCGCTAATCCGATTAACCAGGCAATGGCATGGCACGATATGGAAGAGGAAAAATTGAAAGTAAAATCACGTTTTTATCTTGGTTTTAACTACAAACATTCAGACCTTATCACGGTTGCATACTAAATTTTTTAACCAAATAAAAATATAACTATGAGCTGTTTAACAGTTGGTTTAACAATAGATTGCGCAAACGCCTGCGCAGGTGGTTTAGCTAAGTTCTGGGTCGCTTCAAAAGAGGACGTCTCAGCTTTAAACATCACGGCTGGCGAAATTGATACAATCACAATGGTAGGGGCTACAAAATTTTACGTATTTGAGCCTTATCAGGAAACGGGGAACTTTACAGAAACGGGCGAAAGAGCCAATTGTAATACTGTAATTACTCAAACTTTGGTGGCGATCTTTCCTTGCCATGCTTTGGCAACTAGAGAAGCAATCAAGGAGCTGCAAGACTGTTGCTGCGGATTTATAGTAATCCACGAAGAGAACAACGGCACGCGCTGGATGTGGGGTGCTCCTAATGATTTAACGACTTTGGGTATTGCATATCCTGCTCAGCTTACTGCATTTGAGACGGTTACCGGTACTGCAATTAACGACCAGAATCAGTCAACTATTACGCTAACATCACGCGGAACAGTACAGGCTATTCCAGTTGCTTCGACGGTAACTATTCCAGTCTAACTTTGGATTTTGGGGAATTCATACGGAGGGGGAGGGTTTTTATCCTCTCCCTTTTTTTAAATTAAAAATCTGTTTTTATGTTTAAAGTAAAAGAAAAATTCATCGATTGCACGGTTTATAATACAGAATTTACCGTACATTTGTCAAAAGCTAGCCAGGATCAACTCGAGCACTTATATCATATAGGATTTAAAGGTGTTGAGCTAGTAGGCAAAAAGCCTAAAAACAAGGCAGTAGACAACTTTAAAGCAGAAACGACAGATAATATCAATGAGTAGGAGAAAAACCGTTATAAATGGCGAAAATAAGCCAAAAACAGACGTTTACGCTTGGGGGTCACTCAATAACGGAGTGCACCCTTTCAAAGTAGACGATATTTTTCGGGAACCTTCAAAGGAAATTTTAAATAATACTGTTTGGACATACGTTCCGTTCAGTACTTACGATCTTTGCAGGCTTGACAGATTGCAGGCAATTTGTAATAATTCGCCAACAACGGCTGGGATTATACAGCAAAAAGTCAATTATTTTGGCGGTGACGGCTTTTATACGGTTCCTGCGGCTACAATGTCGATGTTAGCAAGTTTAAAGACAGCAAAGGCAGAGGCTCAGGAAATAACACAGGATCAGATACAGACTTTAAACGACTGGCTTACAGTATTGACTCCAGAGGGTTTAAATGTCGAAGAGTTGACCTCTAAAATTTGCAAAGATTTTGCAAGCTTTGGCAATGCCTTTATTGAAGTGCAACGGATCAAAGTAGGTCAAACAAAAAAGTATTATTTGCGCTGCCTGCCTATCAATTGGTGCCGACCTCGTAAGGCTGCAAAAGACAGTATTTACCCGACTCACATAGGTGTATCAGATGAGTTCGAGGAGGCTTGGGAGATCATTCCGCAGAATGTGACAGACTTACCAATATTTCCAGTATTTGAAAAAATCGGAGGGGTTGAAAAGTCAATCGTCCACTTGAAAAATTATGAGCCGACGCTTGTTTATTGGGGCATCCCTGACTGGGTGAGCTCAAAAATCTGGGCGGAGCTCGAATATAGGATCCCGAAATTCAATCAATCAAAATTCGAAAACGGTTTCACTCCTTCCGCAATTATCAGTTTGTTTGGCTCAGCTAATCAAGAGGAAGCTCAACAAGTTGTCCGGGCCATGAAGGAATGTTTTACCGGGACGGGCAACAATAGCAAAATGTTTATTCAAGCCTTAAGAGATCCGACTTATAAATCTGATGTACAAGTTTTGAATAGTTCAGCAGAGGGCGAATTTTTAAACTTGCAGAATATGGCTCAGACTAATATAATTGCAGCACATCGTTGGTCGGTCTCGCTTACGGGCCTTCGTACGGCTGGCAGCTTAGGAACAAATCAACAGATCCGATCTGAGTTCGACATTGTCTATAATACGGTAATAAGACCGATGCAAAGGTTGTACTTGACAAAGTTCCTCAACCCTATTATACAAGACGCTGGGAAATGGCTCGGCTTTGATTGGTCTAATATTGCGGTCGATATAGCCAAGCCAATGCCAGTATCTTTTGCAGGTGACATTCCTATAAAGGACATTTTAACGATCGATGAGATGAGGGCGGAGTTAGGTTTTCAACAAATTGAAAATGAAGAAATAATAGATGAAAAACACGATATAAATGACGACACTAATTAAGCCGGGCGAAGTGGTCAACACTGGCATTTATCGACCTGCTCCAGTTACGGCTCGCTTCGACGTTAATCAGATAAGCCCTCACATTAAGGATAGCGAGGAGAGGTTTTTGCAGCCATTACTCGGGGTTGCTTTATATAATGATATGATCGCTCAGCAGAACGCTTTAGAAAGCAATTACAACCCTGCAGTCGGGGCAATTGTCAATAAATTTATTGCTCCAGCGCCTGCGATATATGAGACGTTTTGGGTTCAGTTCCTGCTCAGATATACTGCTTATGCTGTTTATTACGAGGTGCTGCCTTATCTGACTATGCAAGTAAGCTCGAAGGGCATTTACCAAAATGATAGCGAATTTGCGCAAAATGCTGGCGTCTCTGGGGTGCGCTTCCTTCAAGATAATATGATGCAGCGGATTGACAATTTAAAGCCTTTGATTGAAAACTTCCTTTGTGCTAATAAGACCGATTTACCCTTGTTTGACGCTAAAAATTGCCCTTGCGAGGACGATTGCGGAAGCTGCAACACTAACTGCGGATGTGGCTATTTTAATATGACTGGCAAGCACTGCCATACCTGCGAGACGAAAAAAAATACATCAACTAACATAATATTCTACTCATGAACATAGTAAAACAAAGCACTGGGAATGTCGTTTTAACGGATGCCGCTGGCAATATCCAAAAGGTTTTTGTCAATGTCAATGCTTTAGACGTAAAGGGAACGGACGAGGTGATCGTAAAATTTGGCTTTAATCAATGGCACTCACTTTTTGCAAGTCAAGTAAGTAACACTCAGGTCGAGCCTGCAGGCGCGGTGGCTTTCTCGGGTAATGCTTTTGATTTGGTCGCTTTACTTTCGAGCTCTTTTTTTTTTGAGTTAAGCGGCGGCGGAGGCGGAGACGATCTTGCAACGGTTTTAATAGCTGGTAATACATCAGGTGCCAACGATATTGAGTTTGATTCATTACAGGGCTTATTATTTGCTAATAATTCAAGATTAAGAGAAGGAACAATTGACGCAGGTCTCGGCGGTTTAAAAGGTATTGCTCAAATCTGCGGAGCAGGGTACGAGTTAAAATGGGAAGGCGGTGTGTTGTATGTGATGGGCAGCTCAGGTAATACTATTCGCTGGTCATTGTACAACTTTTCAAATACTCCTGCGGTAACAGATGACAATACAACAGGCTATCAAATTGGAAGCCGTTGGACTTTGGACGATGGATCTATTTATCTTTGCTCAGATGCCTCAACAGGTGCAGCTGTTTGGACATTGCAGTCAAGTTCAGTTGCTACATTGGCTCAGGTTCTAATTGCAGGTAACTCAGCAGCAGCAAATAATATAGACCTAAACAATAATGACTTGTTAAATGTCGATACAATTACTGCAAGTGGTAACTTAACGCTTAATCCTGTCGGTTCGATAGATTGCAACGGAAAGACAATTGACATGACTGGCGGAGAGATTCACAAAATTCCGCTTATACACAGTCAAAACAATGTTGACTTGACGATTGAGGGCAAAGGTACAGCGGATTTAGTATTCAAAACTAATAATGTCGATAGGCTTAAAATAACCGATACAGGTGTTTTTACGGGGCTTCCCGAAGCAATTCAGCTCGCAGCAAGTGACGAAACTACAGCACTAACAACAGGTACTGGTAAGGTTACTTTTAGGATGCCTTTCGCTATGACTTTAATGGCTGTTCGTGCTTCGCTTACAACTGCTCAGGCAAGTGGTTCAATCTTTACAGTAGACATAAATGAAAGCGGAACATCAATACTAAGCACTAAGCTAACAATTGACAACACAGAAAAAACAAACAAAACAGCTGCAACGCCAGCGGTTATATCTGATACAGCCTTAGCAGATGATGCTGAAATAACAATAGACATCGACCAAATCGGTGACGGTACTGCAACAGGTTTGAAAATCACACTAATCGGAACAAGATGATAATAAATCCATACGCTTTCGGGGTAAGTTACGATGCCGATGCACAGGCATTTTTCACGGCAAGTGGCTTAACAGGTGCGACAAATTTAACAGCCATAAACAATTTAGTTGTGGCGTTAAAAGGTTTTGGCATTTGGTCAAAGATGAAAGCTATTTACCCGATTATCGGTGGAACAAGTGCGCTTCATAAATGGAATTTGAAAGACCCGCAAGATACAAATGCAGCTTTTAGGTTAGTGTTTAATGGAGGAATGACGCACAGTTCAACAGGTATCGCATTTGGCGGTGTTAATGGCTATGCAAATAGTTTTTTAAGCACATCGGGTATGTCTTTAAATAGTGTTCATCTTTCTTA